AGAGCCAGAAGTTCCTGAAGTCCCACTAGACCCTGAAGTTCCAGATGTTCCACTACTTCCATCTAAACCAGCAGGACCCCTAGGCCCATTTCTCGTAAGACTAACGTCTACTTCGTTGCAAGAAGAACCTACAGTTACATCAACACAATTAGAATTACAGTTAGACATAGAATATAAAATTATAAATGAGTTACATCTGGCAGAACATTTAACCTAAAAGACCAGTAAGTTTGATTCTTTATACCAGTAGAAAAAAAATGGACATCTCCATAAAGATTTATTGGAGGAAAATTTCTTGTAAATTGACCGGAGATATCAAATTGAACCTGACCACTCAAATATTCAGCATATATAATATCAGGAGTAAATTGATGAATCAAAGGGCCATCAGGATGAGTTCTTATCTGTCCTGTGCAAGAAAGATCAGTAAAATTATCATCATTAGAACTCAAATTTATAGTTTGAGTACAAAGATAATCTCCTCTTATAACGCTTAACTGAGTAGCCACATTTTAGTTTACACAAAAAAACCAAAAACATTCATATTTCTCCTAATATTTTTTTTATTTTTTGATGCTCTGGGTTTTCTGGATCTAAAACAAAAGCAGGAGATTCTACAGACATAGCGCTCGCTCCTCTATTGCTGGCTTTAAATTCTCTTAATAATTTTTTCTTTAATTCTTGCCTAGACCCGCTAGCGAAAATACCTATTTTTTCACACATTCTTTGCATATCTATCAATGTCATTTCTTTTAAATTGTCTTCAAAAATCTTTAAATTTTTAGTACCAAAAGGATTCACTGTTTGAACTCCTAAAATAGATTCTAGTTCTTTTATTTTTTTTATATCGGGATCTTCATGAACCATCCCATCAGCTAAATTTAAATTGTCTAAATTTGATTTTTTAGATTTCTTAGAATTTGTTTTCTTTTTATTCATATATTAAATATTAATTTTAAAATGTGATTTTTAAATAAAAAAGGGCGCTACCCTTAAGTAGCGCCCTACTGAGGAACGATGGATGTATATTAAACTATCAGACCAATAAGAGCTCTGTTATCAAGCACCATGCGACCTTCTTCCAAAGCGCCAAAGTAACCAATTTTACCTTGACGAATTGTATATTGATCATCAGCTTGAAGATTAAATTCAGAACCTGTATCAGAGTCAACTGCAACCGCACGAACTAAAGCGTCTCTAGATCTATCGAGACCAACGAGAATTTGTTCTGTTGCGCTATCAAAAGTAGTACCGCCTCCACTTACTGTATGAGCAGCATAAGTTGTTGAAGACCCTCCTACTGTTCCAAAAATAGTATTGAACTTCTTACCATCACCTAATTCTAGGATTTCCATAATAGAAACCCCATAAAACTCAGGTAAACCTCCAGAATTAAATAATTCATTTCTAACCGATTCTGGAGCCACAATTGAATCATCACCACCTGCAGGAGCTGACGTTAAATCAGGACCTTTAGTAGCAATTGGATTGTAAGCCATACCACGAATTTGTTCAACAATTTCAGGAGAAACGATAAGATCAGTTAAACCTCTTCGAGCTCCACTTGGTGTTCCGCCCACAAAAGAAGAATTAATTCTTTTGATTTTGGTAAACATTTTATTTAAATCATCAAGAACAAAACGATTTGCTCCTGCAGAACGAAATACATGAAGATTTTCTGTTGCAGAACCATTTCCTGTAGAAGCGCTAGCTAAAGCTGTCATTAATAAGTTAGCAGAAGTTCTTTCTTGCTTTAACATAACTTCTTGAGCTACGCGAGTGAAAGATTTGCTAACTACATCTAAACGACTTTTAGCTGCGTATTTTTTATCAAAAGCTACAGCACTATCTAATCGATAAGTTGCAATTTTTAACTCAGAAGCTGCTGGTTGAACGATATTCTGAGGTAATCCTCCAGCCACAGATTGACTATAAACTTTAATATAATCTTCGTCGAAAATATCATAATATAAATCTAATGGAATTGATGGATTATCTTCAGCGTTGAACTGTAAGCTCGTAAATAAATTTGAAACAGTTGGAGCGTTATTAATTACTTCTGCTAAAACAGGACCGATGAATTCAGCCAAAGCGACTTGAGCGTCGTAGGCTACTTCACGGTTCTTAGAAGCTAAAGCTTTTATTAACTCAACCTGTTCATCTGTTCTTTTTAAAACTATTTTCATTTTTTCTAATATCTTTCTAATTACAGAACGGTTGTATTGGCACAGTCTATTTGAACAATAGCATATTTTCCAGTAGTAGTACCAGCGAAATAATCGCTTTCTCCATTTTGAGAAACACGTTGACCAGTAGCTAAGACTTTCCCGATAATGTTATACTGACCGCTAAGAGTATCAGAAGTAGTAGAAAGTAAGCCTGAAACTTTGCCAGGATTTTCTGAAACCACCAAATGAGAATTAACAACCATACTGCTATCAGCCCAATCAATGGCTGTATCAGCTAATGTAAACATACCCCTAGAAGCAACTGGAACAGCTTGACCTGTCAAACAAGCCTGAAGCTCTGCTGCTTTTACAGGATTATAGAGAAGTTTTTCTCCATTTTCATCTTCTAGAAGTGTTTGGTTTAACGTAATGCCAAGAACAGGAGCACCTGTCGTAGCAGCCGTGAACTGTAACGGAACTGTAGGATACTGAGCTGCCCCAAGAAAAGGATAATCAGTTTTTCCTAAGTAACTGTTTGTTGCATAAGTAATAGGATCTGCATCCAAATTACCTGCACTTACTTTTACAAAAACGCCTGCTGAACCGTTGCCATTATCAAATGGACCAGTATCAGCAGTATCGTTAGAGAACAAGTTTATAACATCTTGTTCACTATATTGCCTGAATGGATATAATCTAAGTGACATAATTTTTTAGAATTTAATTGTGATATTTTGTTTTGAAAATGCCTTACTGAACTTATCTTTCCAAGAAACTTCTGTTTCAGTAGGTTCTATATTTTGAGCAGGAATTGAAGCCTCTTCTTCTTTAGCGTTAGCTAAAGCAGTTTCTACTTCAACTTCTTTTGTTTCTTTTTCTTCAACAGAAGCTTCGATAACTTCTGACTTCTCTTCTTTTTGAAGTCTTTTAGCTAATTCTGCTTCTAATTTTTCTTGGAAAATTTTATCTTGCTCTTCTTTAAAAGATTTATTTTTATGACGATAAATTACAGCTAACTTATCTTTAAAAGAAGCAAAAGCTTCATCAGTATTATCAAGAGAATTTAATTCTTGAGCTAAAAGATTACGATCTTCTTCTTCGAAATCATATTCAGAATCTAAACTACCCATTCTTGAGTTAAACAATTCTTGTGCAGCCTGTGCAGAGAGAACTGATTCTAATTCTGTGATTTTGGAAACAGCATTTTCTAACTCTTTAGAATTAGAAGCGAGATCTTTTTTAAGCTGCTCTGTTTCTGCAATAGCTTCGAGTTTAGCCTCCTCAGCAGCAGAAATCTTAGATTGAATCTCATCGCTTTTTTCCTTGATACTTTCAGCTATTCTACGCGAAATACTCGCAACAGCTTCTTCGCTGAATGATTCAGTGCTTCGCTTTTCTGCAAGCACCGTCTTAAGGTCTGATAATATTTGTTCTAAATCCATAATTTTAGTTTTGTTAATTTTTACATTATTTTTAATAGGTTGTGAAAATTTTTTATTAAAGTTCACAAAATTAATATTTTTTTCATTATTTTCTTTTATGTTAGCGTCTTCTTGTTTTTCGTTTTCAATATCTTTTGAATTATTTTCGTCAACTATAACGCCTTCTACTTCCGCTGCAGGATTAGTGGTAAAACCAATACCTAAAGGATAAATCCTTCCAGTAACCAATCTATAAACAGGTGTTCCATCATTCAAAAATCCACTACCGGAAAAACCTTTTAAGTATTTTTTAAATTCTTCTATTTGGTTTTCATCTTTTATAATTTCAGCCTGATTAAGATCCTTACTACCTAAAGCTACATAAAAATCATTAAATCCTATTTCCCAACTTGCGCTAATTTTTTCATAAAAATTAGATTCTGGATCATTAGAATCAATTAGCGCCTCAGCGAAATCCCTATCAACAGTTTTATAAATGACAGCAGCTAAAGCGATATTAAAAGGATCTAACGACCCTTTAACATCATCATCAGTTAAAATATTATTTTCACCGAAAGAGGAAAAACCAGAGTTTACAATATGCCCTACTATTTTTTGTTTTTTGTGTTCAATATTTGTTGGTTTATGTATAAAATATTTTTTGAACTCCAAAGCTGTATCGCTGTTAATGCCATCTCCATTTTTATTAAACTTATTAACTACAGCTGCATTAAAACTAGCACCAACTAAATCTATATTTTTCTTTAAATTAACACTTTCAGGCATTAAAGATTTTAAAGGTTCTAACGAAGCGCTAGAGAATAAGACGCTTTGATCAAAATTAACCGAAGCAGTTACTATATTATTAAATTTTGTTGAATATTTAAAATCAGATTGCGACATAACATTAATACAGTTTTACACTCATTTTTCCACGCTGTGATACAACAATGCTGCAGCATATAGATTTAAATCGTGTTCATTAGCTAAATTTTGAACCTCTTTAAGTATACCTAAAGAATCTAATTCAGAAGGATTATTTAAAACTTGATTAGCAGTCTTGTTCCACGTAGAACTTTTTGAACCTATAATTATAGCTTCACTTATTTCTTCTGCGAATTTTTTTTGATTTTTGTTTAGTCTTTTTATATTGTATTTTTTCTTTAGTAGGCCTTGAACTTCAGAATACAAACTTTTAGTTAAATCAAACACATTTGCAATAGATTCTCTAGAATAAACAGAAGCAGAAGTTGTTCCAACAGGTCTGCCCACTTCATTTGGAACTTTTATTTTATTTTTTTCTTTGTCATTAATATTTAAATCCTCCTTTGAAGGGGAAGAAATGGTAGGTACTCCTCCTACTATTGGGTTATAAAACCCTTTTTTCCTTTGTTCTACAAATTTTTCTTGAGCAGATTCTAATTCTTCAGTAGTAGGATATATGCCAGTTTCTATAACCTTGATACCCTCTTCAGGAGGTAAAATTCCCAATTCCATCATTCGAGTGACAACTCTGTTGAACTGCGTTTCATCTTTTATAGAAACTTCTTCAAATTTTGCTACTGGACATTGACCCTTAAAACCAAAGTTTTTAAATATCAATTCCATTTCTGGTTGCATAAAATCATTTAAAAATGCATTTCTAGCTTCCCTTAATCTTTCAAAAAACACTTGAGCTTTAATCGTAGTATTAGCAAATTTTTCTGAACCTATAAGGATATTCTGCAACCCTTCTTTAATGTCCTCATTAACGATTTTATATTTTTCATAACCTAATACTTTATTCATATCTGGTATGACAAATTCCGCTTTTGTTGTGTAATCAGCGACAAGAACTCTTCCGACAGATTGATTGTTCAAAAGAGACTGCATTGCTTTTATGTTTTTATGATTTATACCTCCTTTGCTAGGTTCTGTACCTAAAGTTATTAAAAGTATAACATTTTCAATTGTACGACAAATCGCTTGATCTATCTTCTTCATTTCCAACTTAAAATTAATATCATCTAAAACTGCAAAGCCAAAAGGAACAGCAAAAGGTTCGTAGTCTTGTTTTTTATAAAAAGAATATATTACATCAGTTGGATTTAGCTGTATTTTCAGTCCGTCTTGAGCCCATTGACCATTTTTTATCTTATCCTTAGTCTCTTCATCTAAATTATCAAAAATCATTTTATCGTGACTGTTTTTAGGGTTCTGCAATCTTTCTAACTCGTATTCAGAAAGTATTTTTTCATAGACTACCTGCCTCCAAGAAGAAGTTCTATTTGCCACAACATAAAAAGGGTTTAACAATGTATACTGAACTGGTATTGAATTTTTAACATCATAAGGGGTAGGGTAATTATAAATTTTTTCCACACTGTCGTAAGATAAACCGTCTGAATTAGCGTAAGATTTTAAAATAGACTGAAAATCGTCTAATCCAAATTTAGCGTTTATTTTATAAAAGAAAACATTACCACTTCTATAGTATTCCCTAAAATATTGATCTTTTATTTTCCAAATTTTTATGTATTTCATCCACTTTTGAAAAAAAGCTCTAGATTTAGCGCTACCTCCCTCCAAAGTAATTTCAGCATTCGAAAACTCAGACATTATATCTACAGCATTTCTAAAGATTGCTACATTTGCATAAGCTTTTTGGCATAATTCGATACAATCTCTAACGTTATACCCGTTAATGGACATTTCAAAAGGAAGAAGACCTTCTCTTATATTAGCATATTTGTACATTTTAGGAGCTACATAAGCAGCATTTTTCCTAAAATTAGTTGTTGCTGAACCTCCATTTCTGACATAACTAGCTTTAGAATCAAAATTATAAAAAGGGTCTCCAACTAAAAAAGGTTCAGAAGCATTATTATTTATTAAATCTTGCAAAGACTCTTTTTCTCCTTGGTTTCCTTTTGAAAATTGATTCCAATAGTCTGATTTTTTTGTATATTTTCTAGTCATTTGTTTCTATTATATAGTTACACAAAGTTACTTTAAAAGTGACTTTAAACTTTTAAGCTATAAACATAGGAGTAAAAGTTTCGGTTACGTTTTCTAATTTTACATGTTCCATATCATAATATATTTTTGCCAACCAATTTCCTAACACTAAAGCTGAATAACTATCTTTTCTTGGTTTATCTGGACCAGTTTTTCTTTTTAAATTGGCCGGTAAATCAAAACTTTGAGTACCTTGAGCCGTTGTGGTTATTTGTATTAAAGCACATTCTGTTTTTGTTAACATTATCATATCCGTTAAATGCTCAACAAAATCAATCATTTTTGCTTCTTCGCTTTGTTTCCCTGAATCAACAGTATTAGAAAATTTTAAATCTAAAATATTTATTTTTTTCTTAGTTTGAGCTCTAAAATTATCATCTATAGCTCTGCTTCCGAAAAATATTCTTCTGTGATCAAAATTTGCCTGAAGTAATTCATTAGCGGTTCTAATCCAGCTAGAAGTAGGCTTTCTTAAAAATACATATTTATAATCTGATTTATTGTATTCGTTTTTTGCCATTGTTAAGTTTTGAGGATAGTCTTCTGGTTTTTCAAATTCAGTAACAATTTGTTTTAAATTAATCCCTTCACTTTTAAATAATTCACTCTCATTACAAGAGTTCATAAATTGCACACCACCGTTGTAATCCATACACACAGCAATAACATTAAAATTCTTTAAAATATATAAAAAGTATTTAATATGATCTTTTAAAGAGCTACCTGATAAAGCGTAAGAATGCACTAATGTGCTAATTTGTTTTTCTTGATTTAATTTTAAAACTTGAATTGCAAAATCATCAGAAGATTCCGTTTCAGACCATGAAGGGTCAACCGCTACTATATATTCGTCTTCCGGTTTTCCAACGACTTCTACAGAAGGCGATTCTCCATCAGGAACTGTACATAAAGCCATTTTAGAAATTTTAAAATAACCCGAACTATCATCTGTAAATTGAGCTCCGAACTCTCTCATAAATTGAGATTCACTCATTGTAGACTTTGCTTGGTTTATTAAATTTTGATCATACAACTGAACTGGAGCGCAATCGTAACTAAACTGCATAACGCATCTACGAGTTCTTTCGTTTTTCTTAGGGTTAAAAATTAAATTTTCATATTGTTCATATAACTTATATAAATATTCAAATTTAAAAGAAGCGGAGGAAAGAGCTATTAATTTATTATTAGGCCATTGATGTCTGTCTTCTTCTTTCATTTTGCCTTGTTCAATTAATTTATTTTCTAACTGATACAATTCTTCTCTTTGAGTGGGGTTTTGAACTACAGATAAAAAAGGAACTATCACTTCATTATAAATTCTTTCAGGCATTAATAAAAACTCATCAATAATAATTCTATGGAAACGAAACCCACGTAATTTTTCTCCATCACCTAGTGGTAAAGCTCTGATTCGGCTTTGGCCTATTTCCATTATCCATTCGTCATTACTTTTAGATACATGAGTAATACATTGTTTTAATAAGTAAGCTTCAGGTTTAGCTGCTATGTCTTCAATCTTTTTAAAAATCATTTTAGACTGCCTAAAAGATCTAGATAAAATTCCTATTTCAACACCTTGATTTAAAATCGCGTCTAACACAGCAAAAATGCCTGTGGTGTAACTTTTACTCATTCCTCGGGACCAAACCCCCAAAAAATAATCACTTTCTAACATGCTTTTAATCGCCATATGCTGGAATGGAAATAATTGAACACCAGTGAGTAAATCTGTAGAAAAAGTTACATTGCTTCTTAAAAATTCATAAAATAAAAGTTTAGCTTCTTTTTCTTCTAAAAAACCTTCTTTTTTCAATAGTTCTTCATTAGATATAAATTCGTTTTTTCTTTTTAATTGATTACCTTTCTCCCAGGCACACATAAGTCACTCCTTGTCTAAATAATATTGAATATCTACACTCCATAAGCGGTCACCGAAATAAAGAAGTCTTGGAATAATATCTAAAGATTTTTCTCTAGTTCCTGTAAAAATAAATTGTATGCTTCTTGGATATTTATGAGTTAATGCCCTCATATTATGAAGTACGTATTCTAAACTGGTTTTTCTTCTAAATTTTTTATGATTAAACTTTATTTTATCTATTGTCGTTTCCACCACCACAAACAAATAACTATTTAACTGCACAGCTTTTTGAATTTCTTTTTCAAAGCGTGAAACTCCTGAAGCTAGAGTTCCTAAAAAATCTGTTTCGCTTTTTCTATCTATATAAGTATAAGTATACTCGCCGCTTTTATTTATATAATCACCAATATATAATTTTTCTTTTTTAGAGTTCCTGAAAGGAAGGGGATCTTGTTCCCTGGTATCAACTAATATTTCAAATTCAGGAATGCTTTTCTTATAAAAATCAACAGGCATTGGCTTGTTAAAAATCGGCTCTTTATTTATCGCTCTACATGCTTTTGTGTAAGATTTATAATGCTTTTTATAAATATCAATAGGAGGCAAACCTGTAGTTTTTAATTCATTATGAAAAGGGGCATATTCATATTTTTTCTCTTCAACTCTTTTTCTCAATAACTCTAAACATTTTGCTTTTGCTAATTCTGCAGAAGCGCTATTTTCCCAAAGCAAAAATTCATTAAGATCAATAAACTCTTTTAAAAAATAATCCTTTTTATTTATAAAAGGAATTTGATTTTTGTAATATAATGAGTACCTAGGATAATATTTGCAATAATATTCCGCCTGATACATTCCATGTTTTTTTAAATGAGCATGAAATGATCTATCACTATTAAAAGATTCATCGCAGATTTTACAAATCATATATAAATCACCAAAAATAATAAGTAGTTTGCTTGTTTCCTCCGCCTAAATGATAATCAAAATAATAAAAATTTTCTTTATTGATATCTGAAATTAATTTTTCATTCCTACTATCGTCATGGGTTTCAATAGCAATTTTTTTTATACGACTCAAAAGATTCTTATCGATTGATTCAAACACATCATACTCTGAATCCTCTATATCAACTTTTAAAAAATCTATATAACTCAAATCATATAAATCAAATATATCAGAAATAGTAATATTTATTTTTACCGGAGAGCCCCAAGTGAAATTATTTTTAGATTTCTCTGAAACTATATTTGCATTTAGATACTCTACATTGTTATTTTCGCAAGTGTTTTTAACTAAACACGAAAACTGTTGAGCTGCGCCCTCTACTGCTATGATTTTTTGGCATTTTTTAGCAGCATAGTCTGTAAATAAACCTACATTCGCACCTAAGTCTACTACCACATCATTTGGTTCTATAAAAACATCGCCCATTTCATAAATACAATTTGTTTTTGAATATTCAAAACCATAAATCTCTTTACAAAAAAAATCATACTCCCAACAAGCTTTTGAAAAATCACCATCGAATTTTTTTTCGTAAAAAAAACAACGACTAGTATCATCAAACAATAACCAATTTTTATTTGTATCTATCATATAGCGTCATCTTTAGAAACACCTAAAATACGAGCTTTCCAAGAAGACATATTTTCTAATTTTTCAGCTTCCTCTTTTATTACTTCTTTTTGCTTTTCTGCTATTTGTATCATCATTTTCCTTTCTTTTTCATCCTGGAAAAGCTCTACTAAATTTAAAATTGAAGCGTTTTTTAGATTATTTTTTTCTACTCTCTTTGCTCTTTCTCCATTTAATTTCTGAATACTTTGATCTATTCGCCTTGAACATTGATTGTATTCTTCGCTGATAGTTTTTAAAATCTCTGTTAAACGAATAGTTAAATCATTTTGCTCTTGCGTCTCGTTAAACATATCATTAACTTTATTTTTCTTAATATCGATCTGCCTTAAATTTATATAATCCATACAAACATTTATATATAAATTAATTTCATCCATAGTTAAATCCGGTTTATCCCAAACAGCCCGAATAAATTCAGCTTCAAAAAGATCTTTATCATTCGAGCTACTGTAAGAATCATAATTACCAACAAATCTAGGACTACTTAAATAAACAAGTAGCTTTTCTAAAAACTTTCTGTGCTGCAAAGATAGTTTGTCGTCATTTAAATTTTGACCACACCATTTATTCACTTTATTTAAAACAGTTTTTAAAGAACGAGGGATAGAATATTTCTGATTTATTCCAGATTCTGAATCAACTAAAAATTGTGGATAATTTTCCTTAATATATTTATGCACTGATCTATATTCAGCAGTAACAAAAATATTTAAATTTTCTGAACCTTGAAATTTTTTCGAAAAAATTAATTCTGTAATCTGCTTAGCGGTTATTCCGCTTTCGATATTTTGTTTTATAAACTCTTTTTGAGAGTCATTTAACCTTTCTTTCACAGGGGAAAATCTATTAGATTTTTCTTTTTTCTTGATGTGGCCCAAAGAAATTAAATAGTCTCTTACTAGTTTAGCCTCTTTAGACCTGCCGGTTAAAGATTCTTTTTTAAAAAGTAAATTAGCGATAACAACATAATCAGTTAATCCCTCTTCTATTTTTTTATTAATAAAAATTTTATTTTCACTTGATAACATTTTAATCTATAAATAAATCGTTTTGTTCCATGAGTAGCTTAGCTTTGTTATATAATATTTTTTTTAAATTTTTTATCTGCTTATATCCTGCTTTCCTCCCTTTTTCATTCGTTGTGAATCGTAAAATTTCAGCTACTTTTTCATCTGGATAATTATCAATAAAAAACATTTTATAAATAAAATAATGCTTACCACTTAAATTTTTCCTCATTAGTTCATGAAGTTTATCGGAAGCTTTTTTATAATTGTAGTGATTTGCACTTTCAGAATTCAAATAAGAACTTTGATGATTCTCTAAGCTTACAGTCATTTTAAGATCGTAAGCTGGTTTTTTTATTCTTTCCCACTTAGCGTATAAGGGGCATTCATTGCATTGAACTTTACTAGGGGTAAAACCACAAGCATTATCAAAATTAATTTCAATTCCTTTTCCAGTATTAAAAGGGCAAGAAATACAAGGCTTAGCAAAAGCAGTGTAATTATTTCTTATTATATTTCTTATCTGGTTTGTGGTGATTGTATTCACCCAAGGCTCTATAGGTCTCGATTGATCCCACAAATGCCATTTTTTATATATATGCAATTTTATTATTTGCTCTATATCTTCAAAATCAAACCAAGTAATAGCCTTTAAACGCCATTTAGATTTACGTTTTTTTATAACTGCATCAATTGTTTCATACATTTCTTCAAATTTTTTCCCCCCTTTTTTCATTATTAATTTATTTCTTCAATATTTCTAGAAGGGGCGCATTCTTTCAATGATTCATTCAAATACTCTTCTTTAGTTAATTGCCTTTCTGGGGCAGATTCTCTTATTAATCTATCCGATTCTTTTACTGGGTTGGAATGAAAAAGCTGTTTAGCTTCATAAATATTATTGCTATTTGGGTTTTGTATTTCATATTCTAATCTCTTAGGCTTTTTGAAAAATTCATCATTTTCTGAATGATTCACTTTTGTTTCAAAATTGTTTGCAGTATTTAAAACTTTTGACAAACTACTGCCACAACTAGAACAAAATTTAGCTCCTACAGAATGCTTAGAACCACAGCTAGTACAAAATATATTACTCATTTTAATATTATATGATTTATTCACTATTTATCTAATGCCTTTAATACATTAACTAGATATTTTAAAATTTCACTTCTTACAATATCTTCCTCTTCAAACTCAAAACAATGTATGCCTTTATCTGTACTTTCTTGATTTTTAAATAACTTTAATACTTTTTGAAATCCAGATTTAGCCCCTATGTCTGATTGCATGGAATCTCCACATATAAACATTTTAGTGTTTTCTCCTATGCGAGTGAGAAGCGTTACAAGTTCTTTCGTAGAATAATTTTGAGCTTCATCTGCTATAACAATTTTATCATTCCAAGTCGCGCCTCTCAAAAAATTCACAGGAAAAGCTTCTATATAACCTTGATCTTCTAAATATTTAGATTGCGTCACGGGAAGTAATTCGTCTAATTTATCATATAAAGGCATCATAAAAGGATTAAATTTTTCATCAACCGTTCCAGGCAAAGAACCTAACCCCCGCTCAGCTGCTTCTGCAATTGTTCTAATATATTTTATTTCATATTTAGAATCTGCATTTAGCAAATGCAAAGCAGAATACACCGATAAAAATGTTTTCGATGACCCTGCTACTCCATTTACAAAAATAATTTTCGTTTCTTTATTAAAAGCTAACTCAACTAGTTTTTTTTGTTTTGCTGTTAAGTTAAATTTTTTTATATTTAATTTAACTTTTGTAAAAGTGTTATCTTCTATAACTTCTTTTATTGTTTCCCTTGGTTGCCTTTTTTTTCTAGTTGACATATATCAATAAATATTACACTATATATATATGATTTTCCACTGTTTAAGTGTTCCATATACCCCCACTAAAAAAGAAATATCTTTATGTGCATTTACTCAAAAAGTTTATAAGTTTTGCCAAGAAATGACTAAACGGGGCCATACCGTTTACCATTATGGCCATGAAGATTCTAAGGTTACATGCACAGAACATATAACTGTAACAAATAATGAAATTTTAAAAAAAAGTTATCAAAACTTAAATCTTTGGAAAACAAAAGGTTTTAATCAATCAGTTGATACTGAAGCGGTAAAAATCTTTAATGACAATTGTACTAAAGAATTAAATAAAAGAATAAAATCTCCGAATGAATTTATATTATGTTGGTTTGG